TAGTACTAGTTGATGTTGATGATGTTGTACTTGTAGTTGGAGGAAAGCAAGGACCATTTGGAATCACTATAATAGTTCCAGGAACAGTTAGAGGACTATCTGTTACAACACAAATATTTGTATCTCCTGGATATAGTATAATAGCGTCTGGCTCTTGTGTTGTACAATCAGTAATAATTATAGCTACTGGTACATCTCCTGTATTAGTTAATGAGAAGTTTTCACAAAGACGTATTGTTGTTGTACTTGTTGTAGTAGGTACAGCAGTAGTAGAAGTTGTTGTTGTACAACATTCACCTAATATATTATATATGTTAGTAATATTATTGTTGATATTAGTAATCTCATTCTTAATATTAATAATTTCAATATTTAATATATTAATCTGTGTTAATAGATTACATATAATCTCATCAATCTTTTGTAATATCACATTAAGTGTATCACATGGTTCAGCTGTCGTACAACTTAATGCAGGACCATCATAAACAATAGTGCTAGAGGCAGTTAAATGAGTACCACATGGATTGTTACAACCACCATTGGTGATTGTAGAACTACATCCACAAGGACTATTTAAAACTACATCTGTACAGCAAGGATTTACTGGTAAATATGGATATGCCATTTTATTGATTTATTAATAAGGTTTATACATAATCCAATAACAAGCTGTTACTGGTTGGATGTTTGAATGAGGAAGTCCTCCACCTGCTGGACCAGCTGCATTATTCATTGAAACTGTAATTCCTGTTCCTATTGGTTCTGTAAAAAATGTAGATTGCAAAGGTGTATTATTAGTATTTGCATTCTGAAATTGTCTTGTAGTACTACCTGTATCCAATATTCCCAATACACCTTTTCCAGTTGGTCCAACTTGATGTGTGTGCGTAGGATCATTAACACTTGCTGTATTAGCATGTGTATGTAAAGGAATTTGTGTAGATGATAATGTAATTTGATTTGCACCAACTTCATCAAAAATAGCATAGTTTGGATTACCAGATCCAGGACTTGGAAGAACAGATGGATCTAGTGAATTTCCAGGAACATTAACAATTGCACCTGTTAAAGCTCTACCTCTTAAATCAGGAGTTCCATTCTCTCCATTACATAGATATATTTTTTCCCAAGGACTACCTATTATACCAGCTCCTGTACTATTAAAATATGAAAGAGATCCAAAATAAGGAACCACTGAGAATGGAACCATTTTATTACTAATTAATCCAGTAGATAAACTATCTAAATAATCTTGGATTAATGTGTTAAGTTGATCTAATTGTACATATATATCTGGTAAATCAATTACTAACTGATCAAACTCATCTCTTAATGTACAAAGTGCAGTGATTGTAGCTTGTAATACAGAATGTGTATCTGAAGAACTTGTTACTCCTGTTAAACATCCAACATTATAATCTCCATTCAATATTGCAAGTTCTGCTACAATAACATCAACTTGATCTTGAAGATCACAAGTAGATTTTATAATAGCTGATAGTATATCATTTAATGAAAGATCTCCACAGTTAGGTAGATTTGCTTGAACTAAATCACAAATAATCTGAGGATCAATAATAGGTTTGATTCCTGTACCATCTATTGCAGATGTAAGGAATGTAATCAATGCTTGTTCTACAAATGATAAAGAATCACCAGTTTGAATTCCTAGGACAGGAACATCTATTCCTGTATATTTAACACATCTGTCAGAGACAATCTCTGTACATCCGTTATAACAATTTGAGCAATTGGACATGTTATTTTATTTTAAGTTATTTTTTATATTATAAAGCTTCAAAGGTTGTATAGATTGTATTAAATCCACTTGGAGCCAATGTTGTAGTTGTACTTGTTGTGCTTGATGAACTTGTTGTAGTTGTTGAACTACTGCTAGTAGTGGTAGTAGATGAAGTAGGTTCAATGCCACATATATACATATCAAATGAAGTTCCATTTAAACTTCCAGGATTATTTCCTGTTATTGTAATTGTATTGAAAGGTGCATCTGCAACCACTTCAACATTTCCTCCTGTACTAAGTTGTCCACTAGTATATGAACCTGCAACAACATTAGGAGCTTCAACTCTAAAGTCATCACATCCTGCTAATTCTGTTACTATTGTATTTGACTGATTTGTTGTAAATGTATAATATTCTGATACTCCTGGTTGTTGAGAAACACCTACTCCTGATACTACAAATTTTACCGCAGTTTGAGGAATACTATATGTTATTACAAATGTAAAAGCTCCATCATTATAATTTAAAGATATACTTCCTCCATCTCCAACATTTCCAGCAAATTGCCCACCTACACAATTAGTAAAAGGAGGATTAAAACCACTATTTATTGCAGGTCCTGTATATGTAGTGCTAACTACTAATCCAGAACTAAGTGTCATAGTTCCATTACCTGTAATTCTATTTGGAAAACCTACAGGACCATAATAACCAACAGGACATCCTGCTGTAGAATTACTTGTGGTAGATGTAGTAGTTGTACTAGAAGTAGAACTTGTACTTGTTGTTGTAGATGTACTAGAACTTGTACTAGTAGTAGTACTTGTAGAACTGCTAGAACTAGTTGTTGTAGTAGTTGGTACTGCTGTTGTAGTTGTACTAGTTGTAGATGTACTAGTAGAACTTGTAGTAGTTGTAGTTCTTACAGGATTTGGTACAATAATAATATCACAAGGTTCCTCTAAACAACGTTCTGGTTCATTACATCTACTAACACATCCTAATGTAAGACGTATCACTCTACTAGCTATCATCTTAACAGAGTACTTACATACGTAGTTAGGATTACAATACTTATAAGTTAATATTCTCCTGTAACCTATTAACTGAAGAATGTCATCAGCAGGTACTGGTTTATTTAACATATACGATATGTTATTATATAAATTATTGCCAAGCTCAGCTAACTTACAATCTATCTTTTTAAGTAAAGAAGGTATATCAGCGCATTCTGGGCAATCATTTAGTCTTGGTGATAACATAGTATTAATTTTTTATTTGTTTACTTTAGAAGCGCATTGTCCGCATAGTCCATCTCTCAATTGACATCCACACCCCACATTAGCTCCACATGAATTACATTGTGCCATAATTAATAAAAGTTTATTAGGTAGTTGTTACCTGAACAACCACAGTTGGTTCTTAAAAAGTTATCTAACATATTATCTGCCTGAACATATAATGTATTTGATTCATATTCTGCACAGTTATTAGCTGCTGCAATAGCTCCTTGGATAAAGAAGTTTATTGTGTTTAACATAACACTAGATTGTGTTTTAAGTGCTCTGTCACATTCCATCATATTTAATTGCAAAAACGCATTGTCAAACTTCTCTTGAAGTCTATCAACACGTAATATTGTTTTCTCCACATAGTTTGCATATGCAGGAGCAACAGAATATCTTAATCTGTACACTCCATCTGGAAGTGGTTGATTACAACCAGGATCTGTAATTCCTAAATTAGAAGATGTAAATACATTTAATTGGTTAGGAACAAAAGGTAAAATCTTGGTTCCGAATCCTGGTATATCAATCTCAATAGATGGTGCTGAGACCACTGGAGGATTGGTAGGATATACAGAAGCGTCTGCAACACCAAGAGTATTAACATCGTAAGTAGGTACTACTAGTATATCTAATTGTAAGTTTGCCATGTTGTTTTTAAATAAATATGCCAGAGGAATGTGAGTTATCCTCTTTCCCCTGGCATAGGTTATTATTAATTTCTACTTGTTAATCCTTAAGGAGCAGTTGTAGTAGTAGTTGTAGTTGTGATACAAGTATTATTATCTGGAACAGTTCCTAAAGCAGCTTCTAAGATTGCTTCAAATGGAGCAGTTAAGTTACTACCACCTTGAGGCACAGCAATAATCACTGTAGAATCTTCCATGATGTAATCACCCCATTGGTATTCAGATTTGTTATACTCGTTGAATTTGATATAGAATGAGTTGTACATAGTACCATTAGATACCCAAGACTCAAAGTTCTCATTGTATCCATTCATTCTATATAAGTGTTTCAAGTAACCTGCTTGGTAGCTGTAGAAGTTTTTCTCTAATTGAGCAATCTCTGCAGATGTTCCAGTAGGATAAGAAGCACGTTGTGCAATTGTTTCAGTAGCAACAATGTTACAAGCATCCGCTACGATAAAGTCAGCAGTAGTAGCTGGACCAGCATAAACGAAAGTTCTGAAAGACAATCTATCATATTCAAATGGGAACGCTGCGATATCACAAGGTTGTCCATATACAGTTAATGGTTTTCCAGTAATACGTAAGATAGTTCCACCTACATTTTCAAATGTATAGAATGTGTTGAAGCTAATGTTATCAGGGTTATTACCTGGAGCTTGTTGAGTTAATTTAGCAATCAATAAGTCAATAATAATATTTGGACTTACATCAGCACATGGATTTTCGTCACAACCACAACAAGGAGCTTGGATAGTTACTGAACGAGTGAAACCATTGAAATACAAAGTATTGATGTAGCTAGAAAAACCACGTAAAGTTAACGTGATGCTTTCTCCACATTGTACTAAGAAATCAGTTACATCAGTAATTTGATTAGCAGCAGTTGGACATCCTGTTACTTTGTACCATTCTGTTACGTTAGAGTTGCAACCAGATCCTGAAGGACATCCTTTGATCTTATCAGATCTTTTAGAACCTTGCAAGTAAGTGTTTGTTCTACCTTGAGCTACATAGAAGTAAGGAGAAGCAGCAATATTCAAAGCAGTAGCTACAGAATAATCGCTTTTAAAAATTCCCACAGTACCTGGAGTTAGGTCTTGTGTTGAGCCAGAGCTAGGGACAGCACTCTGCCCTACTGGAACCACGAATAACGTGGTTAATGAAAAATCAGCCATTTTAATTTATTTAAATGTTAATAAAGTTTATTCGTTTGTTTGTATTCTGTAAGCTGCACTTTGTACTGCAGATTGGTTTTCAGTATACATTGCTAGATTTTGTACTGTTAAGTCTAACAGCTCATCCTCTAAATATAATTCAAGTTCACAATTTTGATCAAATGATGGTTGCCCATCTAACATTATATATCCTGTTTTATTTATATATACTGGATATCTCATGTACATCATGTAAACTTTAGTTGGGGTAAATGTACCATCTGTAAAATAACTTATTTCATCTGATGATAAAGAGTTGAATGTTTCTTGATATTCAAAACTTGGTCTATAATGATCATTGTTTAATATAAACTGAAGATCACCATGTTTAGCAAGATCTCTATTGATCCAGATCTTTCTATCTTTACATCTACCTTTGTCTGCCAGTATATATGAATCTATGTAGAACATATATTGTGGACTAAGTTGATGTACATATGTACACCATTGATTCAATTCAACATTCTTTAACGTAAGATCTAAAGGTTGATGATTGTAATTCATTATAAGACTTTGTAAGTCTTCATAACGTTTCTTAAATGAATCTTGTCCTAATTGACTAGCAGTACTAATACCATCAATCTTTTGTTTTATCAACTTAATCTGAGCTTCATTCAAAGCTAAGATTTTGTCTTCTAGTTGAATCTGTTGGTGCTCATTAGTTGATAGTTTATTTAGTTTCTGATCGATCTTATACAATAAACTATCTACTGGTATCATATGCTTTTATATTTTTAAAACTAGCCTCTTATACAGAAGCTAGCTTTTTAGTTTTCAACTTACCTTCTAATGTCAATAACTCATCTTGGTTATCATCATCAGCTAGGAATTTAATTAAATCTTGTTCATCTTTAGCAATTTCAAATTCACCTTCGTAAACTTTACCATTTGGTTTAACTCTGTAAACTGAATGTGTAATTGCTTGTTTAATTAAATCTTGTATATGGAGTAAATTTTCTTTCATGTCAGCAAATCTATTAAACACTTCAACTGGATTCAATCCTGAATATTTACCATTCGTGAATTCTGTTTGTTTCAATATATTATCTACTTGATTATAAACAACTTCTTCCATTGTGTCTTCTGATACTGGAAGACCTAAAAGTCTTGCAACTTTACGTTTCTTCTCAGGAGTCATAGAATCAAACTTAACAATAGCTTTGTTAATCAATTGTTTTTTCTTGTAGATCACTGCATTTTCTATCTCATCATCAACAACATAAAATTGTGTATCTGCTGGATATTCTCCTCTTTCCCATGCTTGGTGAGAAGATGCAATAGTTGGATGTACTCTTAACCATGAAAAGGCTATCTCTTGAAAAGGAACTGATAGATCAAAGTAATTATCACCATCTAATAACTTAACTGGTTGTACATGTGTTTGATCATCTGTAGAAGTTGATAACCCATAATTCCAAAACTTTGAACGAGGTCCTAAATCGATATCACCTAATTCATTCTCAAGTCTTGCTTTAAGTTTAGTTACTCTTTCTATTTCTAACTCTCTTTCAGTTTGATCTGCAATTCTTCTGATGTAAGTAGAGTCTGGATCTAATCCTGTTCTATACTTTCCATCTAATTCTTTATAAGGATACTTGAATACTCCTGTTCCAGGAATTCTTGTAAATCCTTTTTGCGATAGTCCACTGTCCATTGTCTGCAGTTGAGAACTGTTATACTCACGTTTTATCGTAGAGATTTTGCCTGTTTTACCCATAATGTAGTTTAATTAAATATTTGGTTTATTTTAGAAGAGTGTCCCCATTGAAGGGAATGCGACTGGGAAACCCAATCCATCACTCTAAAACTTAGTTACGTTGCTGTGCAAGAGGCTTGACTAAGTAGGTTTGAGATCAATCCCCTCTGGGAGGGAGAGGAGGTGAGGGGATCTTTCTCGGAAAAAAGAGATGTGTGCTGTTCTATTATGGGAAGCATCACATCTACGTTTTATTATTAGAATTGTGGGATTTCCTCGATCAACACAGTTCTAGATAAATCTTCAATAAATACATCACATCTGTCTTTCATCCAGATTTCGTATCCTGGGAATTTATTAGCAGAACTCATACCTTGAGATTTAGCAAAACCTAAGTGGTGACGAGTACCATCAATATAACCCCATGTCATAGAAGGAGCACCTTTCATACGTACTTCTCTAATGTTGTTTACCATTGATCCATCAGACATTGGAGAAACATCAAACACCATAAATACTGGAGTAGATTTTTTGTTTTGTCCAAACTCTAAGTTAGATTGTGGTAAATCTAATTCTTTTAAGTG